GTCGTAGCGTATGAGCTAGTCAGATTACCTGCTGTAGTGATTGCGATGGGGGAGGTGGAGGTACCGGAAGCGAAGCCGTTGGCTGATATTACCGGGCCGCTGAAATGCGTGGTAGACATTGAATTTTCCTCAATATGCGAGTTAAGGAGTACCCGTCTGCATATTCGTCTACCCGGCTAGTCTGGTACTCCCGGTTGTCCGGGGTTATGCGAAGCATATACCGCTTTTCAAGCGGACGCAAGTTTCTTTTGCCCCCGTTTCGCAAGAAACGCAGCTTTCCATATTGGGTCTGCCCAACGTGCTTTCAGCGCAGCGGCTTTTGCTGCTCTTACATCAGGACGATTAGCTATCTCCTTATTATTAACTGACTGCATGGCGGCATACGCAGGGTCGGCCCACATTGCCGTAGATGCCCTACGCGTTTTAGCTTTGGAAGCATCTGTACCGCGAGTAGCAGCGATGCCGCTTTGCCGTTTTCCACGCACATCTGCTTTCTTCCATGTAGCGACACTAGCCTTCGACTTGACTGCACGTGCTTCGGGGGTGCTTTGCACTTTAACCTGCGCTGCGGCTACTCTTTCAGCATATCCAGAGTCTTGCCACATCTTTGTAGTAGCTGCGCTCATGGTGGCAGCAAACTCAGGTGTGTGAATAAAGGCAGCTTTTCCAGCTTCCCTACGGGCTATTACTTCTGGGTCTTTCAGCGCTATACGGATAGCAGCTACTGTCCGCTCCCTATACGCTGGGTTCGCCCACATAATGTCTGCCCGTATCTTTTGCGCAGATCGTCCCTCTGGAGTACTGTGGGCAGCGCTTATGTTTGCGCACCACTCGGGAGTACGCACCGCACCGACTGCCCCCTCACCGCCATCGGTCAGGTTGAATAGCGTCCCGGTCTTTAAGTCCCTACGCCCGTATTCTGCTATTAAGCGAATCTCCTCATAAAAAGCCTCCGCCTCATCAAGCCCATCCTTCACTATCTCAATAATCGGTTCTAGCTTCTCTCTACGCAGCAGCGCCAAGAAATTGCCAAATCCGGGGTTGTGCTTTACCTGCTTCTCCCAATGCGCCCATGCGCGGCGGTCTTGCCCCTTGCCGACATACACAGGTTGGCAGAACTTTGTCGGGCGGGGGTCTTTGTAAACGTAGGTGTAAAACATGAAGTACTCCGGTTGTTGATGCCTGAAGTATACATGATCTACGGAGAATTGCAAGAAAAATGTAGTACTACATAAATTTAAGGCAACGCCAGCTACAAGGCTAGGTTCGCGGAACACGCATCGTTCCCGAGGTTTGTATCGCTCACAGACGTAAAAATGGCCCCGAAGGGCCATTTCATTGGGTGTATTGCTACACTTTTAGGAGCTACCGGGTGAACCCCATGCCCCCAGTGGGTCGCTCACTCCAAAAGAATATCTTTCGCGGCTTTTGTACCTGACGTTCCCAGTGTCGAAGTCTCCGTCCATTGAGTTGGCCAGAGCAGTCCGGGTGAAATGCTTCAGACCATTTGGCACATCGGTCAGCAGGAACCACGCATTTGTGTCGGTCAAGAAGTGGTTGACGCTCCAATCAGGAATCGTCCCCATTTTCTTCATCGCATTGATATCGCGGTCAGCCGTAGCAGGACGCTCATCACCACCCAACAGACGCTCGGCAACGAACATTAGTGCAGGCGGGATAATCATCTTGCGCGGTTTGGATGCGATCAGCAATCCACGCTCATCAGTCCATGCAGCGATTTGAATCACAGCATTTTCCAGCGAGGTTTCATTCAGATCAGCGCCTGTGGTGGGACGGTTTGAGTTCGTTCCACCGTTGACCAGCGGGTGTGCAGTGGAGAACAGAACCTGACCATCACCATAGGTGGGGTTACCCGCACCAGTGAAGCCTGTGTTCAGAATCGCTGCTGCCTTGACCTGCTTGGTGTAGGACATGGCACGGGCCAGAGACTTGGTGTAACGGGCCGACAGGCTGTCGTAAAGGTTATCTTCAATCGCTTCCTCAGTGATTGAGAACCCCAGCGAGATAGTTTCGTGGTTGTAACGGGCAGTCCATGCTTCTTGCGCGTTGTCATACGCAATGGCTTGGCCTTCGTTCTTCACCGGGGCTGCTCCGAGTCCAGCCAGCTTGACTTCTTCCTCAAATGAGCGCTCAGACGATTCGGTTTCATAAATTTCTTTATGTTCCTCACCGTAACGAGCGTACTCAAGGCCGAACAGTGCGTTCAGGCCGGGGAGAAGTTCCTTCAGGAGTTGTGCGCGAGAGATTGCCATGATTAAACTCCTTTGACAGTGTTGTACGAATGCCAGCCGATATTGATTTTCACCAATATGTCGGTAAACGCATCACCAACGACTGAGAAGCCCTTCATATCGGGGAAACCGATGATACGGAAGGGGGCGGTGGTCTGGATAGCCGCGCTGCCAGCGACAACGGATGCTGTCGAATTGCCAGTTGCGGTGTTGCCAGTAAGAACAGCGCCAGTACTGAAGAAGGTGTTTGCACCCAATGCAGCAATGGTTACAGTCCCGGCAGATTGCACTTGGAACACAGCATCAGGATCATCAACGACATAGGCCACACCGTTCAGTGCACCCGATGGGTAGTACTGACCGAAGACGGTCTGGTTCATTGAGTTGGTGTATGAGAATCCCATGCAAACACCAATCGTACCCGTGTTATCGGTAGAACCGATAGGCCATGAGTTCGTGGTTGCATCAGCGCCGGTAGCGGAGACAAGCTCCAGATAGCCAGTGCTTTTGATGTACACCAAACTGCCATTGAAGACATTGGCGGCGTACCCAGCAGGGTCGAAGGCAAGGGAACGAGTACTACCTGCATACGGTAGACCCCCGATCCGATTTACGGGCTTAAGCCCATACGGAGAAGCAACAGCAGCCATATTAATGGACTCCTATAAAAGTTAAATACCTTTTCCGAAAGTGACCTTTGTGCTGCGCTCTTTGAAAAGCGGCATACGGGGATCACTGTCACGCATGAAGTTGTTGTCCACAGAATCCATCTGCTGACCCGCCAGTTGGCGATAGTGAGCGTCACGTTGTTCTGTAAACTCAACAGGTGTCTTGCAAAGAAGTAAGCCGCCGATTTCAACACTGTCCGGGAAACGGAGTTTGTCTCCACCCATAAGCGTAATTTCGGGATGCTCTGAAGCCTTTACGGGTTCCCAACCCTCGCGGAGCTTTGATGAAATGTTGATGGCGTCTGCGTGACCGAGAGTACTCAAACGAATCCAGCGAAAGGCGAAGCCCGGTTCCGGTGTCGGATCAGGCAGAAGCTGGGGAGGTGACCATTTTGTAGGCCGCTCCATTTTTACGCGAGTTTCAAGTTCCCGTGGGGTACGTTCATTAGCCATTATATTTTCCTCATTTCTTCCGCTACCTTACGGGCATAAAGTTCCAGAGGAACCCCAAGCCGCTTGGCGATGTTTACCTGCGTTTGTGTAAGTACGACTTTTCTCGGCGCTGTACTACGTGATGCTGGTGCAACTACATTTGACTTTGTGCGCTGGGAAGATTTAGCTCCAGCGGGTTCCTCGGCAAATGTCTCCGGGAACCTGCCCCTGATATCAGCGTTAATACTGTTAAAGTACTCGTCACTGGCTACAGGGACTCCTGATTCAACTAGGTCTTCATGGAGGCTTAGAGCATAAGCTGTCATCTTTCGATTACTACCAAACCACGGATTTTGCTCATTCCATTCGCGTGTTTTAGTATCCAACTGAGGTTGCTGAACCTGTGGTTGCGGTTGTACAACATTTTGAGGCGCTTGTACAGGGGCCGCACGGAAATTGTTTACACGATCCGCCTTAATCATTGCGGCATTGAGTTTCTGCTGCGCCTCAATAATGCCATCAGTATCGAACGCTTCCTGTGCCGCTTTATATTCCCGTTTAGCCGTTTCAATCTCGGAGCCGACCACTTTCTTGGCCTGTTCAAGCAGCGCGTTTTGGTTATTTGCCAGTGAGCCTTGGAGTTTCTTGTTCTCCTCTACTACTGACTGCGCTATACGGACAGCTTCATCCCGTTCACGGGCCGCTGATTCCTTGGCACGGCGTTCTTCATGGTAGCCCTTGCCCAGATGTGCCAGCCGGTCTTTCAACTTCTGGTCAGAGTACTTGGCAAGTTCCTCGTCGGTTACTTCAGCAGGAGCTTCCCGCAGCGGTGTACGCCCCTTATCGGCAGGCGGCGTATCGTCAACTACCTCTATATCGGTATCAACGGGGGCAACGTCTATGCGCGTATCTCCATCAAGGATAACGCCATCTTCTACTTCGTAGGCGGTTTCAGTGTTGGTAGCCATCAGACTCTCCCCACACTTCTAGGATCGTCCACAGTTGCTTCAACCGAGTCATCATTGATGATTCTTAGCTCGCGCCCGTGTATTTTCATTCTGGTGCCGGTATTGGGGCGAACAATGATGAAGTCCCCGGCCTTGCAGGATGGGCCTGATGGGAAGCGTACGGCGTCTTTAAACGCATCCGGGCCTATCTTGATGACGAATAGCACGGGAGACAGCAGTTCTTCATACTGCATTACCTTGTCGGCCTTGAGAATACCGCTGTCATAGGATGCTTCTGCTTCTGGAAGAATACACAGCAGATGATAGGTTACAGGTTCAGGCATCTGTTTTGCCTTGTCAATATCCGGTAAGTCGGATACTGGCCCTGTCGGGTCGAGCTTAAGCCCGATATCGAAGTTTTCCATAATTTCCTTTTACGCATGGGGTTTGTTAAGTATTAGAGGCACCCCAGAAAAGCCTACCTAATTTCAATCATCCTGCTGTTTCAGCCTTATCCGTAACTCTGACACGATCCTCTGTGCGATATTGAGGCCGCTGATCTTGCCGCACACCGACTTGTACTCCGCATAGTCCTTAAGCGTACCGGAGATGATGGCCTGTGCACACGCCGTTTTCTCCTCCTCCATCTGCTT